ATATATTCTACTGACAAGGACTTCTTTCAACTGGCATGTGACAATATTAAAATTTACAATCCAGTAAAAAAGAAAACCTTTAGTCAAGATGTAATATTAGAAGATTATGGAATACATCCAAAGCATTTTCATTTTTTCAGAGCATTGAACGGTGATAAGAGTGACAACATTGATGGTGTAAGAGGAGTTGGTGAAGCTACTTTAAAAAAGTATATTCCAGAGATTGCTGATCCAACGATTGATGTTGATTTAGAATTTGTTAAAAACAAATATGCAAATGAAAAAAAGATACCGAAAGTTATTTCTAATATATTAGAAAACGAAGACCTTGTTAAAAGAAATATATTGCTAATGAATCTCCACGAAGGAATTATGTCAGCAGATGCTAGATTGAAGGTGGCAAATACATTCAACAAGAACGAGGTTTCATTTAACAAGTATGCCTTGACAAAGCTACTCATTCAGTATAAATTAATGAGTGGATTCCAGAATTATGATGAATGGATAACAAATACTTTTATACCATTAAATAGGTTTACTAATGACACAAGAATTTGATAGTAATGTAGATAATCTTTCAAAATATGGACCTACCTTTCAAGCAAAGGTGTTGGCATGTATTTTGTCTTCACAAGATTTTTTACAACAATCTCTTGACGTTCTAAATCCAAACTTTTTTGAAACTGATGCTGGTAAGTGGATTGTAAATCAAACTGTAGATTATTACACTGATTACAAAGCATTACCTACATTAGAAGTATTTAAAATTGAATTAGACAAGCAGAAAGATGATGTATTAAAAGTTGCTGTGAAAGAGCAACTACGAACCGCATTGCAAAAAAAGAATGATGATGATTTGAAATATATTCAAGATAGCTTTCTTGACTTTGCAAAGAATCAAGCATTAAAGTCTGCTATTATCAAGTCTGTTGATTTATTACAAGCCGGTAAGTATGGTGATATCAAAGGTCTTGTTGACGCTGCATTAAAAGCGGGTCAGCCGCGTAATATTGGTCATGATTGGAAAAAGGATATTTCCATTCGACTCGCTGGACAGACTAGAAATACTATTGCCACTGGCTGGGACGCACTTGATATTTTGATGGGTGGCGGTCTTGGTGGCGGTGAGCTTGGTGTTATTGCTGCACCATCTGGTATTGGTAAGAGTTGGGCACTTTCTACGATTGGTGCCAATGCGGCAAAGGCAGGAAAGCGAGTTGTCCATTATACACTAGAATTAAATGAAAATTATGTAGGCTTACGCTACGACACAATTTTCACTGGCATTGAATCTGGAAATATCACACAGCATCCAGACGATGTGAAAAATGCGGTAGATACGATTCCAGGTGATATTATTATCAAATATTATCCACCGAGTTTTATTACCGTGCATACAATTCGTGCCCATATTGAAAATCTTATTTCTAATAAGATGAAGCCCGATATCATGTTAATTGACTATGCAGACTTAATGCGCTCTGCAGAAAAATCAGATTCGCGGCACGAAGAATTGGGTCAAATATATAAAGAATTACGTGGGCTTTCTGGCGACTTAAATATTCCATGCTGGACGGCATCACAGACACAACGCTCATCTATCCAAGATGAAATTATTCAGGCAGACAAAATTGCATCATCTTATGAAAAGATTATGAATGCGGATCTTGTAATTTCACTGTCTCGTAAGTTGGAAGATAAGGCCAATCATACTGGCCGAGCGCACTTAATGAAAAACCGATTTGGTTCCGATGGTATAACTTTACCCGTATATATGAATACCGGTATCGGTAGAATTGAAATTTATGATGAAAATTCGTCAAAGGGCATTCTCTTAAAGAAGCAAATGCAAGCTGGTGAAACAATGCTTCGGAATACCTTGAAAAAGAAATTCCAAGAGCTACAGGACGAGATTTTAGACGGTGAATGATATACTTATAGGAACCTACAAACCTTAACTGATTTGGAGAAGTACAATGTTGTTAGAATCAAAGCTGTTATCCGAAATTACAACTTTTATGAAGTATTCAAAGTTTGTTCCGGAAAAGCAAAGACGAGAGACATGGGAAGAACTGGTGGATCGTAATAAGCAGATGCATCTAGACAAATTTCCTCAATTAGCAAATGAAATTGAAGAAGCATATAAATTTGTATATAATAAGAAAATTTTACCATCAATGCGTTCGTTACAATTTGCTGGAAAGCCAATTGCATTGAATAATACAAGAATTTATAATTGTTGTTTTCTTCCGGTAGATCATCCGGACGCATTCAGTGAAATAATGTTTTTACTACTGTCCGGTACAGGAGTTGGTTATTCTGTTCAACGTGCACATGTTGAAAAATTACCGGCAATAACAAAGCCAACAAAGACACGTAGATATTTAGTTGGTGATAGCATTGAAGGTTGGGCAGATGCCGTGAAGGTATTGGTTACTGCATATATGAAGGGTAAGGCATTGCCACTGTTTGATTTCAGTGATGTGCGTCCAAAGGGCGCAATGTTAGTTACCGCCGGTGGCAAGGCACCTGGTCCTGAGCCATTAAAGGATGCATTGCACAACATTCAGAAGATTTTTGATCGTAAGCAAAATGGAGAACAGTTAACTTCTCTTGAAGTGCATGATATCATGTGCTTTATTGCAGACGCTGTATTGTCCGGTGGTATTCGTCGCTCTGCTATGATTAGTTTGTTTGATCTTGATGACGATGACATGTTAACTTGTAAGTTTGGAAACTGGTGGGAACTTAACCCACAACGTGCGCGTTCAAACAATAGTGCCGTTATTGTTCGTCACAAGATTGAAAAGGAAATCTTTTTAGACTTATGGAAGAAGATTGAATTGAGTGGTTCTGGTGAGCCAGGATTCTTTTTTACAAATGATGCAAATTGGGGATTAAACCCATGTGCAGAAATTTCATTACGTCCATTCCAGTTCTGTAATCTCTGCGAAATCAACGCTGGTGATTTAGTTGATCAAGATGATTTCAATGCGCGATCAAAGGCTGCGGCGTTCATTGGAACACTTCAGGCAAGCTATACCAACTTCCATTATCTCCGCGATATCTGGAAGCGTACTACAGAAAAGGAAGCATTGATTGGCGTTGGCATGACAGGTATTGCGTCTGGTACAGTTCTTAATTTGAACATGAAGGAAGCCGCTGATGTTGTTAAGAAGGAAAATGAGCGTGTTGCAGAAATAATTGGTATCAATAAGGCTGCTCGCACAACTACGGTGAAGCCAAGTGGTACAACCTCATTGGTATTAGGAACGAGTTCTGGTATTCACGCATGGCACAATGATTACTACATCCGTCGCATTCGTGTTGGTAAGAACGAAAGTATTTATACATACTTGCTCATCAATCATCCAGAATTATTGGAAGACGAATATTTCAAGCCACACCAACAAGCAGTCATTGGTATCCCACAGAGAGCACCAGAAGGAGCTATAACTCGTCAAGAGAGTGCACTAGACTTATTACAACGAGTTGGTCGTGTATGGAAGGAGTGGGTAAAGGCTGGTCATCGTAAGGGAGAAAACAAAAATAATGTTTCTGTAACCGTTACTATCAAGCCAACTGAATGGGAAGAAGTCGGTGAATGGATGTTCTCCAACAAAGAAAATTTCACAGCATTGAGTGTTCTTCCACATGATGGTGGTACATATATTCAAGCGCCATTTGAAGATATAACAAAAGAACAATATGAAGAAATGGTATCGCATTTACATGCAATTGATTTGAGTCAAGTTGTTGAGATGGATGACGCAACAAATCTTTCTGGTGAAGTTGCATGCGGAGCCGGTGGGTGTGAGGTCGTTTGACCTCCACCCTTTCATAAAATTAATTAAATATATTGGAGATACTAATGATACATGTTACGCGATTTAGTGCAAGTTGGTGTGGTCCGTGTAAGGCGTTAGCACCTGAGTTTAAAAAGTTAGAAGAGCAATTTACCGATGTAAAATTTATTACCGTTGATGTAGAAGAAAAACCGTTGATAGCACAACTATATGGAATACGCACAGTACCCACAGTAATAATAGAAAAGGATAATTCTATTGTTGAAAAATTTGTTGGGGTACAGCCAAAGCAGAAATATATAGAAGCTATTGCATCGGCAAATGAACAAGTCCAATCTTAACAATATTGAAAAAACAGTTTTTGATATTTTAAAAAAACTTGGAGTTAAAATAAAAATACAACATGTTATAGACAAATATAGTGTTGACTTTTTAGTGAATGATAAATATATTATTGAATGTTATGGTGATTACTGGCACTGCAATCCAAACAAGTACAAGCCATCATACTTCAATAAAGGTAAAAAGAAAACGGCAAAAGAAATATGGGAAAGAGATTCTGAACGGAAAAAAACATTTGCTGAATTGGGATATCAATTCATTTATCTGTGGGAATCTGATATTAAGAACCACCCTAAAAAAATAAAAACACGATTAAAAAAGTATCTTAGTGAGGATTAGCATGGTTACAGAAATTACTATGGATGATTTGGTAAAAGGTTTACCAACTCCCGATAATGATTTGCGAATTATAATGTTTTATGGATCAACGTGCGGACCATGTAA